TGCTGGTGACGCTATAACAACTGGCGATGACAATACGGCGGTGGGTAGAGGTGCTTTGAGTACTTCTACTACAGCAGATAAGAATACAGCCATAGGCTCAGTTGCTTTAGAAGCTCTTACTACAGGTACTGAGAATACTATTGTTGGATATGGTGCTGGAAAAGCAATCACAACGGCTGGTTATTCATCAGCACTTGGTACTAATGCTCTCCTAAGTCAAACTACAGGCGGTAGTAATAATGCTTTTGGATGGGGGTCTGCTGATGCACTTACTACAGGTACAGACAACGCAGCTTTTGGAAATAGTGCTTTAGGTGCCCTTACAACTGGTACACAAAATGTAGGAATAGGGCGAGATGCTCTTGCAGCAATAACCACCACATCTGGTATGGTAGGAATTGGTTATCATGCTGGTAAAGCTCTAACAACAGGACTTTATAATGTATTTATAGGTTATACAGCAGGTGATGCAGCAACCGAAGCTGATAATAGCACCCATGTTGGTTATGCAGCAGGTAGCGCAGTAACTACGGGTGATAATAATACTCTTATAGGTAGTGCTGCTGGTGATGCAATAACAACTGGTGGAAATCATACAGCACTAGGTGTTGGTGCTTTAGGTGCTGTAACAACAGTGGGTTCACTAACTGGTATTGGATATGAAGCAGGATTATCAAATACATCAGGTACTGATAATGTTTATTTAGGTTTCTACGCTGGTAGACTTGTTACTACTGGTTCTAATAATGTTATGGTTGGTAGTCATGCTGGCGATGCAACTACTTCAGGTGCAGAAAATACATTTATAGGAAGTTCTGCTGGAAGTGCAGTTACAACAGGAAGTTACAACACTATGGTGGGTTCTGGTGCTGGTGATGCAACTACTGACGTTCCTAATGTAAACGCTTTTGGATATCAAGCTTTAGGAGCAAATACCACAGGTCAATCTAACTGTGCTTTTGGTTCTAATGCACTGGATGCTAATACAACGGCTAATGACATTTCAGCTTTTGGTCATCATGCTCTTGGTGCAAATACCACTGGTGGCCCAAATAATGCTTTTGGTAGTTCTTCTTTAGATGCTTGTACTACAGGAGGGAATAACAATGCTTTTGGTAATAATTCTTTAGGATCATTGACTACAGGTAGTTTTAATTGTGCTTTTGGTATATCTGCTTTATCAACAGCAACAACTCAAGCAGCATCAAATGCTTTTGGTCATAATGCTTTGGATGTTGCTACAACGGGTCAACATAATAATGCCTTCGGTGCTGATGCTTTAGGAGCATTAACTACAGGTAGCTACAATTGTGGCTTTGGTGGTGATGCTCTTGGGGCAACGACAACGGCAAGTAATAACACAGCAGTTGGAGATGATGCGTTAAAAGCAAATACAACTGGTGGAAATCATACGGCTGTAGGCTTTGAAGCATTAAGTACTGTAACAACAGTAGGGTCTTTAACTGGTATTGGATATCAAGCAGGAAAAGCAAATACATCAGGCACTGATAATGTTTATGTAGGTTATCAAGCTGGTACTGCTGTTACATCAGGTTCTAGTAACGTCATAGTAGGAAATGCTGCTGGTGATGCTTTAACTACTGGTGCTGGTAATATTTTTGTGGGTCATAATGCTGGCAGCGCACAAACAACGGCTTCTAATAATGTAATCATTGGTCGTAATGCAGGAGATGCAATAACAACTGGTCATACTAGTGTACTTCTTGGTCAGAACGCTGGTAGCGCGATGACCACTGGTACTGAAAACGTATTGATTGGTAATAATGTTGCGGCACTTCTTACAACAGGCGGACAAAATATAATCATAGGCGATAATGCGGCGGCTGGTGCTGCTGTTACGGGTGCTGGTAATACGATTGTAGGGGATAATGCTAACTATGATTTAACATCAGGGGCTGCAAATACAACTGTGGGTGCTGCTGCTCACCATGAAATAACGACGGGCAATCATAATACGGCAGTAGGCCACGGTGCTGGCAATGTGATCACAACGGGTCAGTATAATTGCTGCATAGGAAGAGATACGGACCCTAGTGCTGGTGATAGCCAGTTTCAAATTGTTATTGGTAATACCATAGCAGGAACAGAAGATTATCAATTTACATTTGGAACGACTAACAGCATTGTGCAAAATGAGTTTGATACTGATGCTGCTTGGACACGAACATCAGATCGACGTAAGAAGCGCAATATACAAGAAGACAAACTTGGACTTGATTTTATCAACGATTTAAAAACCGTTACATATCAGTGGCGTCCCTCTAACGAGTACCCAAAAGAATGGAATGAGTATTCTGAAAACAGCGATGTAAATACTGATACTGTAATGCACGGTATGATTGCACAGGATATCAAGCAAGCATTAGACAATGCTGAATGTGATACCTTTGCGGGATGGAAAGAGCGTGCTGACGGTAGTCAAGTAATGAGTAGAGAGATGTTTGTAATCCCTCTAATTAAAGCGGTACAAGAACTATCCGCAAAAGTCGAAGAATTGGAGAAAAAATTAAATGGTTGAAAATGAAACAAATGTCGTCAACATTGGCGGCACTGAATACGATCCTAGTGACCTTACGGATCAACAGAAATACTGGATTGCTCAAGTGCAAGACCTTCAAAACAAACGTCAGGCGCAACAATTTCAGTTAGACCAGATCAACGTGGCTTTAGATAGTTTTATGAATGCGTTGATTAATAGTCTTAAAGACCCCGAAACTGCTGAGTTATTTGATGAAACTAAGGAGAGAGTAAATGGCTGATGAACTTACGGCAGATGAGATTGCCGCACACTTTGCCGCTATGGATGATAGCGTAACACTTATTAATGCAACTATTGCTGATGATACTGACGCATTAGAACTGCATGGCAATGCCGCTAATGTTAAAGAGATGGTCACACGCAACACGGACCATCTTGAGCTTCAGGCGACGAAAGATTGGTACAAAGATTCCAGTAAAACCAAAACGTCTTACACGAATGCGGTTACAGCTGGTAAAGCATACGTTGCTGGGTAGTATGTAGATGGCTACGGCTAAAGACGTTGAGGCTAAACTTAATACCCACGAAGCTGTTTGTTCAGAACGTTGGAAAGAAACAATCGAACGTATAAAACGTCTTGAGCTTATTTTAATTAGTTCTGCAGGTGCAGTAATTTTGCTTATGGCAGGTATGTTGTGGAAGATTTAAAAGAACAATTAATTCGCCATGAAGGTCTGCGGTTAACGGTTTATGACTGCCCAGCAGGGTATAAAACCGTAGGTGTTGGTAGAAATTTGGAGGGGAAAGGTATAACTGAAGAAGAAGCAATGTATCTTCTTGATAATGACATAAAAGACTTTCAAGAAAGTTTGTCAAAAGAACTTCTTTGGTTTGATTCCCTTGATGAATGTAGAAGAAATATTTTAACAAATATGGCTTTTAATCTTGGTGTATCAGGTTTGTTAAAGTTTAAAAATACTTTAGCCGCTATAGAAAATAAAAATTGGGAAGAAGCAGCTTCTCAAATGCTAGAGAGTCGTTGGGCAGAGCAGGTTGGGAGCAGAGCAGTAGAGCTTTCTGAATTAATGAAAACTGGGTAGCGTAATGGTTAAAATAGTATTGCTGCTTATGGTTCTTTTCTTGTTTCCAACTACAACGTGGGCAACAGATACCGTTACAAATACAACTACTAGTAATACTATTAGTTCGTCATCAAACACGGTAAGTTCGTCATCAAATACTGTTAGCAATACGACAGCTTCTAACACAGTATCTTCCAATACAACCGGAAGCACAGTTATTGATAAAGCCCCGTCTACAGCTTCTGCGCCTTCAGTTGTTGTTAATAACAGTGATGTCTGCGTAAGCGGTTTGAGTTCTGCTGTTCAAACCTCTGTTTTTGGAGCAGCCGTTGGCACAACAGTTAGAGATAAAAATTGTGAACGATTGAAGTTGGCTCGTAGTTTGTATGGTATGGGTCTTAAAGTTGCTGGTGTCAGCCTACTGTGTCAGGACGTGCGGGTTTTTGATGCTATGATGGAAGCTGGGACACCTTGTCCATACGAAGGTAAGATTGGAACACAAGCAAGAACAGCTTGGCTAGAAAACCCCATGAAGTCTCCCGAAGGTAGTAAGGTACAGATAGCTGCTACAAAAAAAGCGGAATTAAAAGAACAAAAAAGATTAGAAGCAGAGGAAAAAGCCGAAGAAGAAAAACGTAGGCTTGAAGAAGGTGGAGACTAATGAAAATAATTTCCTCTGTTTGTGTGTTTTTTGTATATTTAGCTTTGTTTTGTGTAGCTTTTTTAGCCGTGCGCGGGATGGTTGTTAAAGCAGAAGATCTTACTACGTCAAATTTAACACCGAACATGAGTGGTATGACTGCTTCTGGGGGCACTTCAGTAGGCACAGGTCATGGGTGCAGCCAAGGACAATATTGTACTAGCGGTACTAATGAAGGTGGAGGAACGTACACATCAACTTTTGATGTACCTTTGACTGAAGCGGAATTGCAACAGGGGTTTACGCTTAATAGTGGTATATCTGTTAACAGCCACTCTTCAAACAGTAGGCTTCCTACTTGTGCAAATGGCGTACTTCAATCTGGCGATTGCCGCGACATTTTTAAACTTACTATTACGCTAAAAGATGGAAACACTGTTGTTGAATCTTTTATCCATCAGGAAGAGCTAGATTGGACAGGTATTAGAAATTTTACTTATACCGATACCGTTGCGGAAAACAGTTATGGTGTTTTATCAGGAGTTCTTTCTCTTTTCGGCATAGATGCGGGATATCCGGTAGGGTATTATGGACCGCAATTTTCTAATCCAAGTCTTACAATAGACTACCAAACAGCGTTAGTTGTTGAAGATACAACAACTCTTATAACTGATGTTATACAGACAGATACTGAAACTACGATAATGGACGCTGCTACCGGAGGAACAGATACTGTACCTGTCTCTACAACGATAGCATCAACCACTATTCCAGTGTTTCAAACGTACACAAGTGTGGCTTCTGTAGAACCATTAAACACTCCACCTGTATCAACACCTGTTGATATTGCGCCGACAACGGCACCTGTTGCAGAAACAACAATAGAAGCACCTGTTGTTGAGCCAGCAGCACCCGTTGCACCTATAATTGCCCCGGTAGCCCAACAAACTGAAACTCAACAAGCCGAAACCCAACAGGCAGAAGCTCAAATAGAAACAGCTATGGAACCTGTTGCTTCCGAACCTAACACCCCTAAACCAGAACCTGCTCCTAAAGCAGTTGCAAAAGGGCGACCACAAAAAACAAAAGGAAAAGCAAAAACGTCACGTAAAACAGTTGCAACGACAACTACAACAGTCCCAGTTGTTGTACCCGTAACACCAGCGGTTGCTGCTCAAACAGTTGTTAACAATATTGCGCCTTCTCAAAAGTATGGAAATAACGCTCAAACGATTACATTAGTCGCTATGGGTATGATCGCTAACAATAGAGGGCTTTTTAAAGGAGCAACGATTCCTGACGCACCCAAGTTTTTTAACAATTCTTCTGTTCCTGATGGACCTAGCATGGTTGATCGCATGACAAATTATCAGGTGTTTGGTCAGTCTAACGGGTTGCACAATCAACTTGTTGAAAGTCAGTGGAGTAAATAATGGCTGAAGTAGAAGTTGGTGGTATAAAATTTAAAGGCGGTAAACTTGTTATTGTGTTTACGTTAATATCTACACTTGGTGGTGGTCTTTGGGCGGGGTTTGAGTTCTACAAAGACTATATGGATATGCGTGAAAAAATAGAGAGCTATACGGCTCCTGATCTAAGCGGCTTCGACAAAAAACTGGCTGTGATGAACAAGACGATGGGCGCTTTGACAAAACAAATGGATTCCGTGCGTAATCGAGTAGGCGAAGTGCAACAAATTGTAAGAGACACTCGACAGGACGTGCGTAGTGATGCAACAAAACTTTATGCGGGTATTTCTGCTGTAGATCGTCGATCAAGAACTCTGGATGCTGAAACCCGGTCAGCGTTAAGACAAACGGAAAAGAATATACGGGATATTACGGATTCTGCTTCAAGTCGTTTTGATGCTAAGATAAATGGAATAGACTCAAAGCTAAATACTTTTGAAAAGCGTCAAGATAAGAAACTTCGTGATGCTTTAAATAACCCGCTGCTTAAAAGATAGGTATGTAATGGTTCAGAAAAAACTAGAAAAAGACAGTGAATTTGAAGAATTAGATCTTGACGGTGACGGGGTTGTTTCCGACCAAGAAATTAAAGCGTTAGAAGCAATTGAGATGCGAGAAAAAATGGATGCCCAACGTCAAATGGCTTGGATCTCTTTGATTTCAATGATTGTTTTTACAATGGCTGTGTTTCTTCCAATATTCCCTGATTCAAGAATTAAAGCGTTAGCTGATTTATTCGGACTTTTTTATATCGGCATGGCTGGCGTTGTCGGCGCTTTCATGGGGATGACGGCCTACATGAGTGCTAAGAAATAAATGATGGTAAAGATATACATTTTTATTTTTGTTATTGGTATAACCGGAAGTATGGCTTACGGCGGCTATTACTATTACAAAGATACGCAAAATCGAATTAAAATACTAACAGAAAACACTGTTAAGCTAGAGCAAGCCAAAGCGGAGCAGGACAATACTATAAAAGTTCTAAAAGCGGATACTGAAAAGTATCAAAAGCTAAACAAAAAACTTAATACGTACTTGCAGAACGCTGAAGAGTACAAGAATAAACTCATTAGCAAACTGCGAAAACATGATCTTAGTCGATTGAGTCAACAGAAACCAAAATTGGTAGAGAAGAAGATAAACCGTGGAACACAAAAGTTATTTGACAGTTTTAAGCGCATTACTACTGTCCCTGCTACTGAGTAGTTGTAGTTGGGATAAGTTAAAGCGTATAGAGATTAAGCGGGTTGAAGTTGATCGCGTTATTCCAACGCAAAATCGGCCTCGTGAACTTGATTTAAACAATATCACTTGGTTTGTTGTAACGGATCAGAACTTTAAAGAATTTAAACAACGCTATACCAAGCAAAACGGTAGTTTCTTATTTTATGCTATTAGCGTAAGAGATTACGAAACGCTAGCCTTAAATATGGCAGAAATAAAGCGTTATATAGAACAACAAAAGCAAATTATTATTTACTATGAAAAGGCAGTATCTCCTAGAGTAAAACCTGAAAAAACAAGGAAATAGTCATGTCTGAAATGTCCGTATATGTTATCTTGGTTGTTATGATTTTACTTAACCCTGCGGATAGGAACGGACCAGATTCAGTTGAAATTCTTGCGGCAGGTGACAAACCGCTTCATTTTCAAACCTTAAATACTTGTTATGAATATGTTGGTAAAAACCTTAGTGAGTTAGTTTATTACGCTATGGAAAATTTTAAACCAAAACCTACTCTTGTAAGAGGTATTGTATGTGTAGAAAGAGAAGTAACCGCAATTTAAAGGTATACTATGAAGAAAAATTATACGGCAAAAACCGTTAGTGGTAGTGTTGTAGAGTCAGCTCATACTGTAGAAGTTGTTTGTGCAGCGTGTGGGTTTGATCTTGATGAATCTGAATTAGAAGCAGATAAATGTTCTAATTGTGGAGCAGATCTTGTTCTTAAACGTAGTGTATCTATACAAGTAACAAGTGTACCTGTGTTTGGAGAAACCTCGGAGTAAATAATGCCTTTACAAAAATTATCGTTTAAACCGGGTGTAAATAGAGAAAAAACACGGTATGCCAACGAAAATGGTTGGTATGAATGTAATAAAATACGTTTTCGTCAACAACTTCCTGAAAAAATAGGGGGTTGGCAACGTATATCTGGTAACTCGTTTCAGGGTGTGTGCAGGTCTTTGTGGGCTTGGGTTACGTTAATAGGTACTAAGCTAGTTGGTGTTGGCACACACTTAAAATTCTATATAGAAAGAGGTGGGGCGTATTATGATATAACGCCTATTCGCGCAACTACTACTAATGCTGCTACTTTTGCTGCTACTAACGGCTCTACAACAATAACTGTTACAGATAATAGCCACGGAGCTAGTATTAACGATTTTGTAACTTTTAGTAGTGCGGTTTCTTTAGGAGGTGTTATTACTGCGACTGTTCTTAATGCAGAACACCAAATAGTGTCAGTACCAAGTGCTAACACATACACATTTACTTCTTCTGTTGCGGCTAACTCTTCTGATTCCGGTAATGGTGGCTCCGCTACTGACGCTGCGTACCAAATAAGTGTAGGTCCAAGCACTGTTGCTCCGTTAACTGGTTGGGGTGCTGGAACATGGAGTAATAGTACATGGAGTAGTGGTGGTACGAGTTCTGTGTCTTTGCGGTTATGGAGCCAATCAAATTTTGGAGAAGATCTAGTATTTGCTCCCCGAGGTGGTGCTTTATATTATTGGGATGCTACAAATGGTGTATCTACTCGCGGGGTGCTTGTTTCTAGTTTAAGCGGCGCTTCTAACGTCCCAACTAAACAAAATAGATTAGTTATCTCTGATATTAACCGATTTGTATTTTGTCTTGGAGTAAACACTTTAGGTACCAGCGTTTTAGATCCAATGCTAATAAGGTGGTCTGACCAAGAAGATGTTACCAATTGGACTCCTTCTGCTACTAACCAAGCAGGGAGTTTACGATTATCAAGAGGGTCTGAGATTGTAACGGCGATACAATCTAGGCAAGCATTAAATGTTTGGACTGATTCGGCATTATACAGTCTTCAATATCTTGGTGGTCAAGTTGTATGGGGCGCACAACTTGTAGCAGATAATATATCTATAGCTTCTCCTAACGCTGTAGCTTCTGCAAACGGCATTTCTTACTGGATGGGTAAAGATAAGTTTTATATGTATGACGGTAGGGTACAACCTCTCCCATGCGATTTGCTCCGGCATGTGTTTAGTGATTTTAATTCTGTAGAGTTAGATCAAGTATTTGGGGGTACCAACGAAGAATTTCACGAAATATGGTGGTTTTATTGCTCTACAGATTCTACAACTATAGATAAATACGTTATTTATAACTACCAAGATAAAATTTGGTATTATGGAACACTAGCTAGAACTGCTTGGCTAGATTCTGGTATGCGTAATTTTCCGTTGGCAGCTACTTATAGCTATAATCTTGTCAACCATGAAGAAGGTATAGATGACAACGAGACTAATACATCGGCGGCTATAAGTGCTTATATAACTTCTGGTGAATTTGACCTAAACGATGGGCATAAATTTAGTTTTGTCTGGCGTGTAATGCCTGATATTACTTTTGATGGGTCTACTACGGAATCTCCTAGCGCAACTATGACGTTGTACCCACTGCAAAATTCTGGATCTGGGTATAATAGCCCTGCTTCAGAAGGAGGAGATAGTTCTGGAGCTATTACAAGAAGTGCTACAGTACCTGTAGAAGCGTATACAAACCAAATAAATACCAGAGTACGCGGTAGGCAGTTAGCTGTAAAAATTGAATCGACTGCCGCAGGTGTGCAATGGCAATTAGGTGTCCCTAGAATAGATATGCGAGCTGACGGGAGAAGATAATGGCTACATATACCCATAATATAAATTTTACTGTTCCCGTTCTCCCTTACGCTACGTCTATGTACGAACAAGAATATTTTAATCAATATAATGAAATATTGCGGGTGTATTTTAATCAACTCGATGAAACTTTAAAAGATGGGACCGCAGTAGAAACTTCTGAAACTCTTTCTTGGTTTGTAGGCTAATGGCAAACAACTATAAAAACGCAAAAATAGACTTAACTTCTACAAGTGTAACTACATTGTATACATGCCCTACAGCTAAAACTGCTATAGTTAAGTCTATTTTAGTATCTGAAGACTCTGGAAATGCAGACACCATAACGCTTACACTGACTGACTCAGCAAGCGCCGTGTTTAGTTTGTTCAAAGTGAAAGCTGTAGGTGCAAATACTACAGTAGAACTATTAACAGCGCCTCTTATAGTACAAGAATCTGAAATACTAAAAGCTACTGCGGCTACCGCTAACCGTCTACACGTTGTAGCTAGTTTTTTAGAGATTGGATAATTATGGCAGAAATTATAAGCAGTAACGACGAACAGTTAGTTGCCCCAGAAATTATACGTATGGCGCTAGAACAACTAGGAAGCAAAGGTAATTCTGTAGCAACAGCTTTAGCTACTGTAGCTATAGAAGGCACACTAGAAGGGGCTGATACAGCACAATTTGGAAATACTGTATTTTTAGCACAACAAGGTAGAGGCGATAACAAAAACAAAATGGTTGGACGTGCTTTTAACGTAGATACAGGTAGAAACTATCTAAACAATTGTTTGGGGTATCTCGAATATCTGCAAGAAAAAAATATTACGCATTATACTACTTCGTTTGAAGGAACAGAGGTATTAAAATTAATTCAAGTATTACAAAGACTCGTAAAAAATACGGACACTAGTGTTTATATAGGCCAAACTGAAGATGATGATTATGTAGGGTATTGTAAAATTGGCAAAGATCCATTGCCGCAGGATGTATAAATGAGTGTTGTTACTAAACCCATAAAAAAAGCTATTAGTTGGGTTGGAGATGCTGCCTCTGATGTTGTTAATTGGGCTGTAGACGAAGTACTTGATCCTGTTTTTGACGCTGTCGGTGAAGTTCTTGAAGGGATGGCCGACGACCCTATTACGACTATTGCTACAATTGCTGCAGTAGCTACAGGTAATGCGTGGGCAATTCCCCTTATACAAGGGGCTAGTACGGCTGCACATGGAGGAGATCTTGGAGACGTAGCTCTAACTATGGCTGCTTCTTATGTTGGGAGTAATGCCGGATCGTATGTAGGTAAATATGTAGGACCAGCAGTAGGCAATGTTGCAGGAGAAGCTGCAGGTCAAATAGCCGCCCAATCAGCCTCTTCAGCTACCCGAGCAGCAGTTACAGCAGCGATGACCGGGCAAGATATAGGCGAAGCGGCTTTTGCAGGAGCTATGTCTGGTGCTGTTTCAGGAACAATATCTGAAGTAGGGGGTACGATATCTGAAGCTGTTGAAGCAGATATAGATTATGCTGTTGACGCTACTTCAGAAGATTTCCTTAACTACCAATCTGTAAATGATAGTGTTGGTGTTGAACTTAATGATTTAGTTTCAGGATGGGAGTCTTTACCTACAGTAGTGCAAGACGTAGTGCGTAGCGGCGCATCTGCTGCAATAACTCAATTAGCTACAACAGGAGAAGTTAATTCAGATGCGGTGGCTGGAATTATGGCTAACGCGGCTATAACATCTAACGCTGTAGCAGAAACACTAAAAGGAACTACAGGCGTAACTAATGAACAAGCGGCTGTACTCACGCATGTAGTAGGAAACGTAGTAAATGCTGCTTATAGAGGTACAGATCCTCATTTAGCTTTTGTATCAGCTTTAAGTTCTATAGGCCAAAAAGAACTAAAAGTTGTTTTAGATGATATTACTAAAGGCGGTTTAGACAGAGTTATAGACGGTCTTACAGGCGCTTCTACAGAATTTGAAGCAGCAAACAAAATAGCAAGTGAAAAAGCTGGTTTGGTAGACGCTAGTGCCGAACGAACAAATACAAAGATAAACGAGGTAAACAGTCTACTTGAAGCAGTAAATACTGCTAGAGACAATATACTTCCGCTTCAAAAGGAAATAGATACTCACAATTCGTTTGCTACAAGCCTTAAAGATGCCAGAAGTAGATTAGAAAACGCAACTAGCCAAGCTGATTTATTTATAGAACTCGCAGCTGAATCTAAAGAACGTTTTGATAGCGAAAGTAGTACGTGGAATGATCCTAACCACGATTACGGATCTGAAGATGCTATGCGTAAAGCAGAAGCTAGCATGAACAACCATAAATCCAGCTACATAAAAGCTACACAGGAAGCTAATAAATTTGCGGAAGAAGTTAAACAAGCAGAACAAGATGTATTAACATATGGAGAATTATTTAAAAGCCAAGAAGTACTTTCTCCACGGGTTGAACTTGAACGTGAGTATAAAGAAGCTAACGCGGTTGCTAATGCAGCGTTCAAAAAATATAATACCTCGCGTGAAGAATTAGCAATTCTGCAGGGTGAGCACGATAATGTTGTATTAGACTATAACAACGCTTTAAATACAGTAAATAAAACGAAAGAGGATCTGTTTACTAACGAAAAATACCTTGATGAAGGTACACGGTCTACTGAAAAAGTAGCTACTGAATCAGTAGTAAAAGCGTTAAAACCTGATTTTGATGCTGCTCAATACAGAACACTTTATAATTTAGAGGGGGATGTAGACCCTTATAGACACTGGCTTCAAACCGGGCGTAGAAATCTTGTTAACTTAAAAGAACATGATAACGCTGTAACTCAACTTATTAGAGCTTCACTCCCGCCAAACACATTTACTGACCAACGAGGCGTAAAATTTTCCTTTAATGAAAATATTACAAAACACGAAAACGCTGTTATTGAATTAATAAGACAAGAAATAGGGAATAATTTAGAAAATGCTTTAGCTCTTCGTGCTGATAATAACAGAGATTTTGTAACTCGTACTGTAGATAACTACGTAAACGATCTTCCTAATATTTCGATTGATTATACTAACCCTGTAAATGTAGGTGTTGGTGGAGATATTGTTGCTAGTCTTCCATTACAAAAAGAAATAAAAGACGCAGCTACACTTATTAACAAAGGTGTTTACGACGCAAAAACCGGTGTATGGACTACTGAAAACATTGTATTCCAAGAAAGACATTTTGATCCAAAACATAACAAAGATGTAGTAAAATTATACAACCCTAAAACTAAAAAAGTTGATGTTGTTGACGCTACTGCGTGGGAAACATATGGAGCAGGGGGGAAATTAGATCCTGCAAACATAGTAGATAGTTTTGAATACCGTTCACCTAAAGCTGGAGAAACACTTCCTGTTTCTTCCGAAGGCATAGAAATACGTAATCTCCCACCAAAACCCCTTACTTTTCAAGAAATGGCGAAGATAAATCCTGTTTTAACCATAGATGCAGCAGGTAAATTTAAACTTAACGAAGAAGAATATAACAAATTAGATTGGTTTAGCCGCCAATTAGTTGATTACTCTACAAAAGTTAAAGATACGATTGACTATCTTGATAACCCTATAGTTAAAACAGTAATTAACGCAAAGTACGGCATAGATATAGGGAATTTAGATCGCCTTAGAAAAAATGCTGGACTTGCATTAGGTGCTGGTGGTGAACTTCTTCAAGCATTTAATAGTATTGTAACTTTCTTTCGAAATAGTCGCAATAACCCTATAGATGCTAGAACTACTAGTTTGGGTAAAGCTACTGAAGCCATGATTGGTATTGCTACGGCAACTCAACCAGAAGACTATAATAAGCTAGTAGAAGAATGGCGAAAAGATTTTGAAAAAGCAGAAGGGGTTACAGGTACACTTTCAGCTTTATGGGACGGGTTAGCTGGTGGTAAATATACAGATGTAATACTTAGAGAAGTTTTAGCTAAAGAAATAATACAAGAAATACCTCTTATGATTGCTTCCGGGGGTACTGGCACAGCTGTTAAGTGGGGAAGTAAAGGAGCGCTTGCTTTAGGAAAAACGGCGGGCGCAAAACTTTCTGCAGAAACAACAACAGAACTTGCTAAACGAATTGGTAGCCGCGCTGCATGGGGGACAAATGCAGGGTTACAAGTATTAGAAACTGCAGGTGCTACCGCAGGGGAAACATTTGCTGAAACTTACGATGAACTACGTAAGGTTGGGTATACACATGAAGCAGCATCAGCTAGAGCACAAGAATATGCAATAACCAATGGTGTTGTTGCTGCAACTATAGAAGGCACTATTGGTCGTGTTCTTGATCCTAGTGATAAACTTGTATCCAGTATTGTTGGTGGTAAAAGAGTGCGTTATGCGCTTAATAATTTGACCAAAAAAGCTGTTGGTATTGCAGGAGAAGGAGTTAGTGAGGGTACAGAAGAGTTTGCTTCTGCTCTTTATAAAATACAAGCACTTAAAGAAATTAACCCTGATTCCGATTTGTTTAAACCCGGTGGCAAATATCACGATGTTAGTGGTGTTTTAACTGCAAATACTGTAATTGGAGCCTTTGCTGGTACAGGAACAGCATCATCAATTACGGCTGCAGGTAGTGTATATAACGCTCTTTCTGGTGGAGATTCTAAACCTCCAGCTCCTACTAATCCAGACGGTAGCCCAAAAACTATTGAAATACCAAAACTTGTAGATACAGGCAACGCAATAAGTAACGGACTAGCTAATCTTAATCCTACAGTAAACCAAGCTGTAAATGATGCGCGGTCAGATGACCCTGTTGTAAGTGCTGCGGGTGAAGCTAAAATTAAAGAAGTTTTTGGGTATGCTGATGCAGCTGCGTTTGATGGAGTTACTATAGACCTAACTCAAGACCCTGAAGGCGCTTACGCTTATAATACAGCCGTTGATATTTTAAATACCGCGCAGCCCGGTAAATATACTACCATAAATGAAGCTACCGCAGCTTTTGATACTAATACAGCAGCTATACCTTACGTACCAACAGCTACAGATATTCAAAGTTTTGTTGGTAGTAATCCGCAGACTACGCTTCAAACAGATATAGATGCTTTTATAGACAGGAATTATACAGATGCGGGTGAAGTAGCAACTTATTTTGAACAACTTGGATACACCCCCACTCAAGCAGAGATAGATCAAAATGTAGGTCAAGGATTAGAAACTGAAACTGCTAGTGCAATCGCTCCTTATATAGATCCGCGACAAACTACTGCCGACGAAGTTTTAAATTACTTTAAAGATCTTGGATATGATGCAACTGATGCTGAAGCCGCGTTATTTGCGGGACAAGGCGCGGAAGATTTTCAAACTACACAACTTGCAACTATAGACCCTTATGTAGATCCACGTCAGGTTACACGTAGTGAAGTAGAACAATTCTTTAAAACTCAAGGATATGCGCCTACTGAAGAGGAAATAAACAGGTTTGTAACACAGGCTAATGATCCGACACTACAAACAACGCGAGAACAAGAACTTATAACTGAATTTGATCCTCTTGCTGTTACATCTGAAGAAGTAAGCCAAGCCTATAAAGATGTTGGATTCCCCGATGCTATAACACCTGATGTAGAACGGTTTACAGGACAATACGCCGAAAGTGAATTAACTGGCAAAGTACAAGATTATATACCCATAGCTACTTACAATAGCATAGCTGAGATGTTAGGGAAATCAGGTCAGGAAGTTACAGAAGCTGATATTGACTTTGTAACGGATATTATAGCGCAACAGGAAGTATTAACAGAACCTGCACCTTTAACTACAGAACAGTTACAATACGACGTAACTGGTGATAATGTTATAGATATTGCAGATCAAACTATGCTAGAACAGGTTATGACAGGCACTGTACCGCAGACACAAATAGCGCCTACGAGTCAATTTGCGGCTACCGGTATACAAGGCCAGATACAAGCGCAAACACAAGTACAAAACCAGATACAGAATCAAATGCAGGTTCAGGAAGAGAATAGAGTACGAAGAGCCGCAGACCAGCAAAGGCAGCAATATCTATCGCAATTAATGCAAACGTCACCAGTAGAGGTAAAAACGCCAGATCCTGCTGAAATTAAATATGTATATGATCCCTTTGGAGAAAGCATATTTGCTACTCCGCAACAGTCACAAGCATTTGTTGACCCATACAGGCGAAGTGCTGCAAAAGGGGGCATGATAAAGGATAAAACCGATGAAATATTACAGGCTTTGGGAGATAGGTAAATGAGTTGGTTTGATGATCTTCTTAGCAGTAAAACCGGGCAAGGACTTCTTAATCTAGGAGTTAGCGCGGCTACTGAATATTTTGGCGGTAATGATCCAAAAGTAGATCAAGCAGGTTATCAGGGTGGAATACCTGAATATGAAGTCCAGCGGGAACGTGTTCCCAATATATACGATCCTAACCGTCGCCCCGGAAGCGCTGGGAGACGTTATTTTACTGATACTCAATTTATACCTAAAGCTGCTGGGCCAGCCTTACCCGATGCAACAGGTCTTGCTAGTATAAATGCACAAAATGTCGCGTTAGCAAATGCTATGCCCGGAGTTACTGCTCCTGTTGCCCCTCCCGTTGCTCCTGCTCCGGTAGCTCCTGCTCCGGTAGCTCCTGCTCCGGTAGCCCCTGCTCCTACTGGTCTTCCTTCTGTTGCTCCTGCCCCTGCTCCGGTAGCCCCTGCTCCTACTGGTCTTCCTTCTGTAGCGCCACAGCCTGTTCCTAAGTTTGTTCCTCCTGCTCCAGTAATCCCACCTACTGTTGCTCCGCAACCTGCTCGACCTGCTCCGACAAGCCCAATAACAAGCCAAAGTCCGGGCATATCGC